AAGGCCGGTGCCGCCGGACCCTTCAAGGACGCCCAGGACGACGGCAAGCACCTTGACGACGTCATGAAGTCGGTACTGCCCGGGGTCAGCGTCGGCGTGCACATCCCTGACCAACTGTTGCCGTTCCCGGGCCCCGGATACACGGGCAAGCCGACCACGATTGAGACCCAGGAAGACGCCGACAAGGCCGCTCAGTCGTCGTACAACGCTGACGACGTCGTGTCGGGCCCGAACATCATCACGGACCCTGACAAGCCCTGGTTTCACTTCCCGACGGAGCCGGTAGCCGAAGCGCCCGTGTCCTCAACTCCCGTTGTCAGCACGCCCGTTGAGGCGCCGACGACGGAGCCGATACGCACGGGCGGGCTTGTGACTGGCACCCGTCCGCACTGGGGCTGACGACAAGTCACCGACTCCCTTACTGGCCTTCAGAAGAGATCACAACTCACTGAGGGAGTACGGGAGTTGGACACGAAGGCCATTGTCAGAACACGTCGGGTACTGACCGGCGGCAGGTGGTTCCTGATCCTGGGGCTTGTCTTTTACAGCCTCATGACGACGACGCCCTTCGTCAGCGCGCATAGCCACTGGGCATGGTCCGGCTGGGTCCTGGGCCTGATCGTTGACGCTGCCTTCATCATGGCGCTATCGGCTGAGTCGACGTTGGCGAAGTACGGCGTCACGAAGCTGGGCGGGTGGCCGGTCGCCTTCCGATGGATCACGGGTCTCAGCTCCGTGTTCCTGAACGTGTGGCTGAACGTCTCGGCTCATGACTGGGTCGGCGTGGCTGTGCACCTGATCGCACCCGCGCTTGTGATGTTGCTTGCCGAAGTCGGGCCCGTGTACATGGCCGCTCTTGCCGACGCTGAGCGGGAAGCCCTGAGCGCCCCTGTACGGGCCCCGGAGCCGGTCAAGGTCGAGCCGGAGCCTGAGCGCCTGCCGGAGCCGGAGACGGCGCCTGAGCCGGTACAGGAAGAGCTTCCGGCGGAGCCTGAGCCGGAGCCGGTCAACGACCATGGCGCGCGCCTGCCGAACGCTGAGGCGAACAAGATCATTGAAGAAGGTTGGCGGCACAAGCTGAACCCGGTTGAGGTCGCTGCCGCTGCCGGTCGGCACCCTGCCACTGTGCGCCGGAAGTTCGCCCAGCTCGACGCCGAACTGACCGTGTGACCCTGAGCCCCGTACTGACTGCCTTCGGGTGGCCGGTACGGGGCTTTCTGTCGTTGCGCGCCGGTAGCCTGCCGACATGCGAATTGCCTGGGTGATCGAAGAGCACGGCGGGAACGAAGCCGACGTGCCGACGGCGGATAGTGCCGCTGAGAAGTTGGCCGAAGCCGTACGGACGGCGTACAGCGACGAAGACACGACGACGCTTGCTCACATCATGCTCAACGTCGTCGCGCCGCTGAGAATGCAACTTGTGACCGACGGCAGGTTTGAAGTCGAACACGGGCGCACCTGGGAAGCCCGGAACGGCTCAATCCTCGTGACCCTCTCCCCCAACTGAGTGAAGGTCGCTACCGTTGCCCCATGACCGCTACACGGACCGTCCCAGTGATCGAAGGCCCGTTGTCGGCAAGCCGGTTCGGCTCCGTCGGCTTCAGGCTCAACGACCCCCAGGCCCCTGCCATGTGCCGGGAAGCCTTGTTGGAAATGCTCGACCGCTTCAGGCTGACAAAGATCAGGGGCGGCTTCGGTGAGCTTCTGATTGATGATCTCCCCGTGATCCTGACGGAGCTTGTGACCAACGCCCAGCGATACGGGGGCGACGCATTCCCCGCCGGGTCGTTCACGCTCTTTCACCCGGGCAAGTGGCTTCACCTGACTGTGCACGACAAGAACCCGTACATGCCGTGGCAGGAAGCCCGCTGTGCGCTCCGCAGTGACACGCCCTGGGCCGATGAGTCCGGCCGTGGCCTTCGGGTCGTTCAGCGGCTTGCTGAGGGGCATTTGGGGCGCCTTGAGTATCACAGCGACCGTGACCCTGAGACGCCGGGCAAGGTCGCGCACGTGTCCATGTTGCTGCCGAACCTGATTTGGGATCACACCTACCGGGACCCGTGGACCGGCAAAGAACGGATGCCGTGAAGCCGACGACGGCACAGAGAAGCCCCGGACGTTCCTACACGGAGCGTGCCGGGGCTTTTCGCATTCGGACCATGAGCGCGCCGGATTGGTATTCCCATTCGCGGCCTTCGCTGAGCGCCTGGGCGCCATGCGTCGTGATCTCTCGCCACAAGGGCGCACCAATGCGCGTCATCACTTCGGCAATGGCGTCAATGGGGTACGTGCTGCACAGCGCGCCGACGACGCCCAGGACGACCGAAGCGGCTGTGTCGGCACACGCGACCGTGCGCGCCCCCGTGACGTCCGTGATCATGTACTCAAGCTCAACCATGTGCGGCATAGTCCCAGGTCAGAAGGGGTTCCGCATAGTAGGCCCCCAACTGGGGTAACCTTTGAGTTCACCCACTTAGGGGCGTACAGTCAGCCCCATGACAACAGGAGTCGTGACCGGCTTGAGCACCTATGCGGCAGCGTATGACCGGCAGTCAGCGGAGCGCGAGAACCGGAGCGCAGCAAGCCCAGCCACACAGCGTAGCGCCAATGAGGCGAAGGCACTTGACCTTCAGCGCGAAGTCGAGCGCGACGGCAACGCGTTCAGGTTCGTCGGCCACTTCAGCGAAGCCCCTGGGACGTCCGCCTTCGGCACGGCTGAACGCCCGGAGTTTGAGCGCCTGTTGAGCGAATGCCGCATGGGGCGCGTGAACACGATCATTGTTTACGACGTGTCGCGCTTCTCCCGGCTCGACGTCATGGACGCAATTCCTATCGTCACGGAATTGCTCACCCTGGGCGTGACGATCGTTTCCACTATGGAAGGCACCTTCCGTAAGGGCAACGTCATGGACTTGATTCACCTGATCATGCGTTTGGATCAGGCGCACAAGGAATCGTCAACGAAGTCGGCAAAGATCCTTGACACGAAGAACCTTGCCCGGGAACTGGGCGGGTACGTCGGCGGAAAGGCGCCTTACGGCTTCAAGCTTGTTCCGACCCCGGTTGAGATCACGCGCAATGGCAAGACCGACATTGTTGTGATTCAGAAGCTTGCTCACGCTGACCACAAGCTGACGGGCCCCTTCGAATATGAGCCGGACGTTATTCGTTGGTGGTGGGCGCAAATCAAGGCGCACAAACACCTTCCCTTCAAGCCGGGCAGCAACGCCGACGTCCACCCGGGCAGCATCACGGGACTGTGCAAGCGAATGGAGAATGACGGCGTGCCGACCCGGGGCGCCACAATCGGCAAGCGCACCGCTGTAAGCGCCTGGGACCCTGCCACGGTTAAGCGCATTCTCATGGACCCGCGCGTTGCCGGATACGCCGCTGAAGTGATCTACACGAAGAAGGCCGACGGCACGAACACAAGCAAAATCGCCGGTTACCGGATTCAGCGCGACCCCGTGACGCTCCGGCCGGTCATGCTCGACTGTGGCCCGATCATCGAGCCTGCCGAATGGCACGAACTTCAGGAATGGCTTCAGGGCAGGGGGCGCGGCAAGGGGCTTTCCCGGGGGCAAGCCGTTCTCTCCGCCATGGACACGCTCTTTTGCGAATGCGGCAACGTGATGACTTCGAAGAAGGGCGACATGCCCGTGAAGGACTCTTACCGCTGCCGTCGGCGCAAGCGCATTGAGGGGCAGCACGAAGGCGACTGCAACGTGTCTCAGGCGGCGTTGGACAAGTTCGTTGCTGGGCGCATCTTCGCGCGGCTCCGGCAGGCTGAGCACGACGAAGAGACGTTGGCCATGCTTTGGGAGGCAGCGCGCCGGTTCGGCAAGCTCACTGAGTCGCCTGAGAAGTCCGGTGAGCGGGCAAGCCTTGTCGCTGAGCGCGCCGACGCTATGAACGCCCTTGAAGAGCTGTACGAAGACCGTGCCGCCGGTTCCTACTCCGGGCCCGTCGGCAGGAAGCACTTCCGGAAGGCTGAGGCGGCGTTGACGCTCCGGCTTCAGGGTGCCGAAGAGCGACTGACTGAGCTTGAGGCAGCGGAAGCCCCGACACTCCCCCTTGACCAATGGTTCCCCGAAGACCCGGGTGCCGACCCGACCGGCCCGGGGTCATGGTGGGACGCTGCGAGCGTTGAGGACAAGCGCGCCTTCGTGAAGCTCTTCGTTGAGCGCGTTGAGGTGAAGAAGGCCGCGCGCTGGGCCGGTCAGTCGTACCCGATCGAAGAGCGTGCCTCAGTGACCTTCGTACGGCCGAAGGACGACGACGACGACGCCCAGGACGACGAAGCGGCGTAAGGCCCGGAGAAGGGCACTCAGGGGCCCGGACGGGCACAGCGGGAAGGGGTCGAGCCTTCGGGTTCGGCCCTTTTTCCGTGCCACCGTATCGTTAGTTAGTCTAACTAGTAGTTCCTTCGTCACGGCAGCGGGCAGGGGCAAGCCGTCTGACCTGGGGTGAGTGATGCTGTGACGTTGTGACTCATATTCAGGATTCACATAAGACTTCTCTAAGGGCAATCCCAGTTCGACGCCACTTCATCACAGCGTCACCGACGGGCTTCCGCGCTGAACCGTGATCAACCATCTGATATCAGGTCACCGACTCCCTTCATATAGGTAGAGGGGTGATTCTGCACCGCGCATCTAGTAGCGAAACGCAACGGCGCTTGAGTGCTCACCCTTCAGCCGGTCGTTCCCTTGACTCTCTCCCAGGGTTGAGCGACCGGCATTGCCCCCCTAGCTCAGTCTGGTTAGAGCACCTGTTTAGTAATCAGGGGGTCGGCGGTTCGAATCCGTCGGGGGGCCCGGAGCAAGGAAGGTAAGCGGGGCACGCACTCCCCGGGCGTCGGGTTTACGGCGCTTTCCTTGCAAGCGTTGGTAGCTCAATCGGAAGAGCGCCCCTACCCGGGTTCTGATACGGGGAGTATGCGGGTTCGAATCCCGCCCGATGCACCACACCCGCTATCCGCTAAAGCCCCTGAGTGGGCAATGCCACTGAACCGGTAAGGGATAGCGGGTGCGCCACTTCCTGACTACTCACGTGAGTACACGGGGGTAGGGGGTTGCTCGACATAGGGGGGTGTCCCCAGGAAGGGGGTACCCACCATGCGTACCCGCTGCCTTGAGTGTAGGGACTGGGCCACCCATGCGGGCAGGTGTGCTATCCACCATGCGCACTACAACGCACAGCGCAGCGTCAAGAGTCACAGCAAGCGGCGTGCTGCTATCGCACGTGGCAACAACGCTGCGGCAAAGCTGAGGCGCGCTATCCGTAAGGCAGTGGGCGCGCACTGTGCTACCTGCCTGGGTTGGTACCTGCCTAGTCAGCTCGACGTCGACCACATCAAGCCCCTTGCATTGGGTGGCGAAGATGTTGAAGACAACGTTCAGGCATTGTGCAAGCGATGCCATAAGACGAAGACGGCAATGGACTTCGGCAAGCGCCCCTTCTGATAGGGGAAGGCGCCCCGAAAGTTCAGACCGTTGCCTCTCAGCGATCCCGGCCCCAGCTCGGAAAACGCACGCTAGGTGTGACGCCGGACCCAGGCGCCCCCCAGCCCTTCGACCCTTGTGAACACTGGGCAAGCGGCCTTTCACCCCGCTGAGAATGGGTCAGTTAACGACCCGCTAAGGGGGTGCTAATGAGCCGCAGCAAAGCCCCGGAGCTTCGTACCGGCAACGCGAATTCTGCCGCCGACTCCGCTGCCCCCATCGTGTACGAGGGTCGAGCACCCCGTGTCCCTTCGCACCTGAAGGCGACCGGCAAGGACGTATGGCGCAACGTGTGGTCAGCCGGAATGGGTGCCTACTCCCCTGAGACTGACCGCAACGTGATCCTTCGGTACTGCGAACTTCACGACCGGCGTGCCGACCTGTTGGCGCTGATCGAATCCGACGGCTTCATGTCTGAGGGTTACAACGGTCAGCCGGTCGCGCACCCGATGCTTCGTTACGTCGAGTCGACTGAGAAGGAATTGCGTTCCATCGAAACGGCGATTGGCTTCACTCCTGAGTCGCGCTTGCGCCTGGGCATTGTGGCCGCTGAGGCACGGAAGGTGTCCGCCGGTCCTGAAGACTTCTAGGGGGTGCCGTGACTGACTGGGTTGGAATTGATCCCGTCATTGCGCGGCACATTCCCGCTGACGCTCCCTTCCCGTCCGAAGGCTATCGGGTGGCGAAGTGGATTGAAGAGTTTTGCTACCTGACTGGGTCGTTCGCCGGTCAGCCGTTCCGGCTTCTTCCGTGGCAGCGTTCACTTCTGGTCGACGCGTACGAACTGACGCAAGACACCTTCGGGCGTTGGCGTCGGAAGCATCGGACCGTTGTCGTGTGCGTGGCGCGCAAGAACGGGAAGAGCACCATTGCCGCAGCGATCATGCTGTATCACCTGATTGCCGATCGTGGCGACACTCAGCGTCAGGTAATCGCCGCTGCCAATGACCGCAATCAGGCGCGCATGGTCTTTGACTCCGCGAAGCAAATGGTGAACGCAAGCCCGAAGCTTTCGGCTGTGTGCAACGTTCAGCGCGACGTGATCCGGTACAAGGACAACACTTACCGGGTCGTGTCGGCGGACGCCGGACGGCAGCAAGGTTTGAACCCTGCCGCTGTGTCGCTCGATGAGTACGCGTTCAGCAAGAACAGTGATCTGTTCGACGCGTTGACGCTCGGTTCCGCTGCCCGTAGTCAGCCCATGTTCTTGATTATCTCGACCGCTGGGCCCGACCCTGACGGCCCCTTTGCCGCACTGTGCGAGCAAGGTGAGCGCGTCAACTCCGGCGAAGCCGATGACCCGACGTTGTTCTATCGGTCATGGGGCCCGAAGCTGGGTGAGACGGTCGACCACCTTGACCCCGAAGTGTGGGCGCGCTGCAATCCGTCGTACGAGATTCTGAACCCGGACGACTTCAAGGCGGCAGCACAGCGGAGCACAGAAGCAAGCTTCCGAATCTACCGGCTTTCACAGTTCGTGCGTGGCGCGTCTACGTGGTTGCCGCATGGGCTTTGGGATTCGTTGGCCGACGCTGACGACCCGCTTGAGCCTGGGGACGAAGTTGTATTGGGCTTCGATGGGTCATGGAAGGGTGACAGCACAGCGCTTGTCGCCTGCCGTGTACGTGACCTGAAGGTGTTCGTCCTGGGTCACTGGGAAGCTCCGGCCGATGATGTGCATTGGCGCGTTCCCATGGCCGACGTGCGCGACGCCCTACACGAAGCGCTCGATACGTACCGGGTGCGCAACCTTGTTGCCGACCCGTACCGCTGGGAAGAGACGCTAGACAATCTCGAAGCCGACGGCTTCCCGGTTGAAGCGTTCCCGACCAACTCACTGAAGCGCATGATTCCGGCGACTCAGGCTGTGTATGACGCGTGCCGTGACGGTCGGCTTTGCCACGACGGCAACCCGGCTCTTGCCCGGCACATCGGTAACGCCGTCCTGAAGGAAGACAAGAACGGCGCCCGGGTCACGAAGGAATACGCGGCAAGCCGTCGAAAGATCGACCTTGCTATTGCCATGGTGCTAGCCGTTCACGGCGCGATCATGTGGCGCGAAGACAACGGCGCCCACGTTGATACGGCGATTCTCGCCACGTGGGAAGGCGACGACGGGCAGGTGTTCACGTCCGGTTACGCCGCTGAATCTGACGACTTCTTCTCTGATATCTGACCCGACTACTCACGTGAGTAGTCGACCGAAGGGGGCACTGTGCGCGTTTGGCAATCCGCCTTCGGGTGGCTCATGGGCAACGGCGACGAAGCCGAGACTGAACGGGCCTGGGAACCGTACGACCCGACTGTGTACAGCCTGGGCAGTACGGCGGCTTCAGGTGAGCGTGTAACGCCGCACGAAGCCCTTCAGGTGTCGGCGGTCTTCGGCTGTGTTCGTCTCCTGTCTGAGACGATTGCAACCCTGCCGCTGACGTCGTACAGCAAGCGGGGCGGCTCACGTCGAGAGATCACGTCGCCGGAATGGCTCGACTACCCGAACGCCGAACCCGGCGGCATGGGTCGAATCGACATTCTGTCTCAGACGGTTCTTTCCCTTCTCCTTCAGGGCAACGCGTTCCTTGCCGTCCGCTGGGCTGGGCCGAACATCGCTGGGCTTGACGTGCTCGACCCGACGAAGATTCACGTTCACATGGTCATGGTCGACGGCCTACGCCGGAAGGTGTTTGAGGCGTACGACATTGACGCCGACGGGAACGAAGTTCTGTTGGGTTGGTTCACGCCGCGCGACGTCCTTCACATTCCCGGGATGATGCTTCCCGGTGAGTTCGTCGGTTGCTCCCCGATCACCTACGCGCGTGAGTCCATCGGGCTTGCGCTTGCGTCTCAGAAGTACGGCAGCAAGTTCTTTGCGAACGGCGCCATGCCTGGGGCAGTGGTTGAGGTACCCGGCACGATGAGCGAAGAGGGGCTTGCACGTGCGCGTGAAGCGTGGCGTGCCGCTAACTCCGGGGTCGACAACGCGCACCGCGTAGCGCTTCTCACTGAAGGTGCGAAGTTCTCGAAGGTCGCCATGTCGCCGGACGAAGCCCAGTTTCTTCAGACGCGTCAGTTTCAGGTTCCGGAGATTGCGCGCATATTCGGCGTGCCTCCGCACCTGATCAGCGATGCAACCAACTCGACGTCATGGGGCAGCGGGCTTGCTGAACAGAACATTGCGTTCAGCATGTTCAGCCTTCGGCCGTGGCTTGAGCGGATTGAGTCCGGCTTTAACCGGCTTCTCTTCGCTGAGACGGCGGACCGCATGAAGTTCGTCAAGTTCGACCTTGACGAAATTAAGCGTGGCGCTCCGAAGGAACGAATGGAGCTTTGGAGCCTGGGACTTCAGAACGGCATTTACAGCATTGACGAAGTGCGTGCCGCTGAAGACTTGCCGCCCCTGCCTGACGGCCTGGGTGAGAAGTACCGGGTGCCGCTGAACCTGGGCGACGTTGACGAAGAGTCGAAGCCCGAACCGGCCCCTACTCCCCCAGCCATTGAGCCCCCCGCACCTGAGCCGGACGACGAAGAGCCGGACGACAAGCCGGACGACGAAGAGCCGGACGACGAAGGGGAAACTGAAGATGACGGAGACGCGTGAGTTTCGCGTTGCCGTCGGAGCACTTGAAGAGCGCGCGTCGGAAGACGGGCGCATTTCTATGCGCGGGTACGCGTACCGGTTCAACGAACTGAGTCAAGACCTGGGCGGCTTCCGGGAACGCATTGTTCCTGGGGCCGGTGCTCCGTCGCTGCGACAGAACGACGTGTACGCCACGTTCAACCACAACTCATCGGCGTTGCTAGGGCGTACTTCGTCCGGGACGCTGCGAGTCGGTGAAGACCGCGAAGGCGGTTGGTACGAGATTGATCTACCGAACACGACGGTTGGTCGTGACGTTGCTGAGCTTCTGAAGCGTGGCGACCTTCAGGGGTCGTCCTTCACGTTCCGGGTGCTCGACGGCGGGCAGCGACGTGCCGACGACGACGACACGGAAACGGGTCTTCCCATTCGGGAGATCACGGCCATGGACGTAAGAGAGCTGGGCCCGGTTACGAACCCTGCCTATCTCTCAACTCAGGCTTCTCTTCGCTCGATTGAAGAAGTCCTGAACATCGGGGAGTTCGCGCCCCCGGCTTCTGACGAAGTGCGCGATTCCCAGCCGGACGGCGACACAGCCCCGGCTTCTCACCCTGACGCGCGTGCCCTTGTTCGCGCGCTTTCTAAGTAAGGAGTGTCCGCATGGACGCGACTACCCTGAGCGCCAACTTTGAGGCGCGCGAGCGTGCGACCGCTGAGCTTCGGGCGCTGACTGATGAGTTCGCCGGTAAGCCCATGGACGCCGACGCGACCGCGAAGGAAGAGCGCCTTCTCTCCGCCGTCGCTGACTTTGACGGCCGTATCAAGCGTGGCATTGAGGCAATCAAGGCGACCGACGCTGTGACGTCGCTTCTGTCGGGCCTTCAGGGTTCCGGCTCCGGCGCCCAGCGCTCCGCCGACGTTGACGACGACGCCACCCTTCGAGCGGGCAACCTGGGCGAAGCGCGTTCCTTTGAGTTCGCCCCGGAGAAGCGCGACGGCACGAAGGCCGCGAACCCGAACGTGCTGAGCCGCACCCTTTACGGTCAGCTCATTGCTCAGGCGGTCGAGCGTTCCGCGATCATGCGCGGTGGCGCGACCACGTTCACTACGTCCGACGCCAACCCGCTTGACTTCACTGTCATCACGGGTCGGTCGACCGCTTCGATTGTCGGTGAGACTGCCGAGATTCCTGAGTCTTACCCGGCGACCACTCAGCGCAGCATGGGCGGGTTCAAGTACGGCTTCGCTTCTGTCGTGTCGTATGAGTTCGCCACTGACCAGGTTCTTGACCTTGTCGGCTTCCTTGTCTCCGACGCCGGTCCGGCTATCGGTGACGCCATGGGGCGCCACTTCATCACGGGTACCGGTACCGGTCAGCCGCGCGGCATTCTGACCGACGCTTCTCCGGCCACTGCCACGTTCGCGCTGACCGACACGGACAGCAAGGTTTCCGACGCCCTGATTGACCTTTACCACGAGGTCCCCAGCGCGTACCGGGCGAACGCGAAGTACGTTGTGAACGACCTTCGCGCGGCTCAGATGCGCAAGCTCAAGGACGCGAACGGTCAGTACCTGTGGCAGTCCGGTCTTACCGTTGGCGCTCCGTCCACCTTCAACGGCAAGGTCGTTGAGACTGACGACGGTATGCCGGTCGACAAGATCCTGTTTGCCGACCTGAGCAAGTACCGTGTCCGCTTCGCCGGTTCGCTGCGTGTCGACCGTTCGGTTGACGCGAAGTTCAGCACTGACCAGATTGTTTACCGGTTCCTTCAGCGTGCTGACGGCCTTCTGGTCGACGCGCGCGGCGCGAAGGTTCTGACCGTTGGTCCGGGTGCCTGATCCTTCCTAGGTGTGGGGGCGCTCCGTCTACTCACGTGAGTAGTCGGGGCGCCCTTGCCCTGGGTCCCTTGGAAGGGGCGCAGCGTGGCATACGCGACGATTGAAGAGCTTCGCGCGCTTGACGGGTTGGATGACGCTTCGTTGTTTTCCGATGAGCTTCTGTCCGAAGCAATCGACTTCTCTGTTGAGACGGTTGAGGCGTACACGGGTCAGAAGTGGGACACAGCCGAGAACCCGACTCCGGAAACCATTCGTTGGTGCGTGCGCACCCTGGGGCGGCAATACGTGCTCGACCATGTGTCGCGCATTCCTGATCGTGCCCTTCAGCTTCAGTCTGAGTTCGGCTCGATTCAGCTTGCCCAGGCTGGGGGTAGTTGGCGCCCGACGTCGCTGCCCGAAGTGAACGCGAAGCTGAACCTGTATCGCGTCCGCCTTCCGTTCATCTTCATGTGAGGGGTTGCGTGTGGCGCTGATCTTTGACGCGAAGGTTGCACTGTTCAACGCACTGAAGGCCGCTGTGCCGACGGGCGTTCAGTGCACCTTCGCTGAGACGGGGGACAACTCCCGTAGAAAAGCTGTGTGGTTGGGGGCGACCACTGACGACGACCTTGCCCCAGCGGCTATGCGCTCCGGCGCGAAGCCAACCAACGTGACCGGCTACGTAGAAGCGCACGCCGTTGTCACGACCCCGGGCAATCCCATTGACGCTGAGCGTGCCGTGTACGAGATACGCGACCACGTGAAGGAAGCTTGCGCGGCCTTGAATGCCGACCTTGCTTCGGTGCCCGGCTTGCTCGACGTACGGCCTGAGTCGGCTTCCGTCGAATCCACTGAAACCACTGACGGCGCGTACTCCGCGCTGACCGTTCGCGTCCGTGTTCGTGGGCGCGTCTACCAATAGAAGGGGGCGCACGCATGGCGCTTGACGCAAGCATTGGCATTGGGCGGGAAGACACTTACGGGACCCTGTCCGCCGACGTTGAGGGATACGAGGGGCAGGCGGATAGCTGGAAGACCACTCGTGAGTTCATTGAGTCTGTCGGCTTCCGGGCCGGTATGCAGACGGCACGCGCTGACCGGCGGAACGTGGTCAACATGGGTGGCGAAGGTGAGCTTGAAGTTGACCTTCTGGACGCTGGGGCCGGTTCCCTTCTGACGTCGGCGTTCGACAAGGTCACGGTCACCGACACGGGCGGCGTACGGACTACGGTCCTTGAGACGTCCGACGTGACCCAGGCGCCTTCATTCTCCGCTCAGATGGTTCGCCCTGGGACCGACGGCACGAAGGCGGCGTACAAGCACAAGGGCTGTGTTGCAACTGAGTGGTCACTGACCGCTGAAGTTGAAGAGGCTGTGAAGCTCAACGTCACGTTCGACTTTCAGGACGTCGAGCACACGACCAACCCGGCTCAGATCATCGCGCCCGTGTACCCGGTTGAGGCGTACCCGTACGACTGGACCCGGACCGGGGTCGAGCTTTCGAAGGACGGCAGCGCGGTTGCGTTCGACGCCACTTCGCTTGAGCTGACCGGTGACCTGGGCATGAAGACGGACCGGCGCTTTCTGCGCGCGAATGAGCTGAAGAAGAAGCCCGTTCGCAACGCTGTGCCGACGTACGAAGGCACCCTTGAGGGTGAGTTCAGCGCGTCTTCGCTGACCCTGTACGAAGCCTTCATTGCGGGTGAGCTGTGCTCCCTGAAGGTCGAGTTCACGGGTGTGCTGCCCGGCTCTTCGCTGACCGTTGAGGCTCCGGCGATTCAGTTCACGGGTGAGTCTCCCGAAGCGGCTACCGACGAAGTCACCGTTCACAATCTCCCCTTCCGCATTCTCGACCCGGGCACTCCGGGCGTGGCTGCAATCAAGCTCACGTACGTCGAGCCGGGTACGCCGGTCGAGCCGTAATGGCGCAGCGAAGTGCGTACACAATTCGTGTCGACGGACTTCGTGAGTTTCAGCGGAATGTACGGAGCCTGAAAGACAAGGAACTGAACAAGGCCGTGCGCGAAGCCAACAAGGCTTCCGGCGAAGTTCTGATCCCCCAGGCGAAGCACGAAAGCCCGGACGGTAAGCGCGACTCTAAGTCGAGCAAGAAATACCGTCCGGGCAAGCTGGACAAGTCCATTAAGGTCACGGCTTCCGCGAAGGGCGCCGTCATCAAAGCCGGTTCGGCTTCACGCGTTCCCTATGCCGCTGCAATCCACTTCGGATATCGCAAGCGCAACATACGCCCGAACCGGTTCCTTTTCCGTGCCATGGCCCGTAAGTCGGACGTCGTGGCCGCTACGTACGAACGCCGCATTGACGCCGTCGTTCGCAAATTCTTGGAGAGTTGATATGCCCGCTAAGAAGCCTGCCTTCGTTGCCCCCGACAACTTCACCCTTGACCTGAAGCTTGATTCCCTGACGCTCGATGAGATTGACGCAATTGAAGAGATCACGGGTCAGCCGCTCGACGCGCTGAACAAGCCGGGTGCTCGACGCGCCCCGATGCTGAAGGCCATGGCGTACGTGACCATGAAGCGCAAGTACCCGGACTTCACCATTGAGGACGCCGGAGCGCTGAAGATCAACCTGAAGGGCAAGGGCAAGCCGGACCCTACCGAAGCCAACGCGTGATTGCTTGCGCGCGTCTTGTCTCCCACTTCCGGGGGCTGACGTGGTCGGACGTGCGCGGCATGGAACTTCGAGACTTCAACGCGTTGGTTGAACAGATGGCTGAAGACATTGAGGCGGAACAGAAAGAGCTTCGCCGGTCTTCGCGTGGACGTAGTGGCGGCACGGCTAGCGGCAGTGAGCGACGCACGCCGGTTATGACTTAGGGGGTGCGTCGTGGCTAAGCCGATTCAGGTCACAATCATGGGTGACGCCGAGCAACTGTCACAGACACTTGACGAAGCGTCGGAAGAGATCAGTGCATTCGGTGAGACGGCGAAGGGGCTTGCCGCTGTAGCGGGTGGCGCTATCGCCGTCGGCATCGGTGCGGGTATCGCTGAGGCACTTGAGAGGGAAGCCGGGAACGATGTTCTGACGGCTCAGTTGGGCGCGTCACCGGCTGAGGCGAAGCGCCTGGGTGAAGCTGCGGGTGCCGTCTATTCGTCCGGCTACGGCGAATCTGTGGCCGACGCGAACGAAGCCCTGAAGGGTCTTTGGCAACAGGGGCTTGTTCCTGCCGGAGCGACCGCCGACGAAATGGCGAACATTTCGAAGAAGGCAATGGACGTCGCTACGGTCCTGGGTGACGAAGTGGGCCCGACGTCTGCCGCCGTTGGTCAGATGTTGAAGACCGGTCTTGCGAAGAATGCCGACGAAGCGTTTGACATTCTCGTGCGCGGCACCCAGGAAGGTGCCAACAAGTCGGAAGACCTGTTGGACACGTTCAACGAATACGGCGTTCAGTTCAAGGGCATCGGCCTTGACGGCAAAACGGCTATGGGTCTTCTGTCCCAGGGTCTTCAGGGTGGCGCCCGTGACGCTGACCTTGTGGCCGACTCCCTGAAGGAATTCGGCCTTATCGTCCGCGCGGGTGGCGACGAAGTGAACGCGTCGTACAAGGCCATTGGCCTTAACGGCAAGGACATGACGAAGGCCATTGCCGAAGGCGGACCGGCGGCAGCGAAGGCGCTTGACCAGACTCTTGACGGTCTTCGGAACGTGAAGGACCCGGCGGAGCGTTCGGCGTTGGCCGTGAAGCTCTTCGGCACCCAGGCCGAAGACATGCAAGACGCGTTGTTTGCGCTCGACCCTTCTACGGCCGTTGAGTCGCTGGGCAAGATTGACGGCGCAGCGAAGACCGCCGGTGAAACCATGCACGACAACGCCGCGAACAAGATGAAGGAATTCACCCGGAGCCTGACGACTGGGCTTGTTGACTTCCTGGGCGGCACGGTCATTCCCGTTGTCGAGACGTTCGCAAGCAAGCTGGGCGGCGTGGCGTCGGCTATCCAGACAACGGCGTCGTTCATCTCTCAGCACAGCACGACCTTCGGGATTATCGCCGGAGTCATTACGACCCTGATCCTTCCGGCGCTGATCGGCTGGGCCACTCAGCAAGTCATTACCGCTGCGAGTGTGGTTACCGGCTGGGTCACAACGGCGGCGGCTTCGGTCACGTCGGCGGCAACTCAGGTAGCGGCTTCGTGGTCGACTATCGGCGGTTGGATTGCGGCAGCGGCAAGGGCCGTTCTGTCGGGGGCAACGATTGTCGGCACATGGATTCTCATGGGCACTCAGTCACTCCTTCAGGCGGCACGCATGGCGGCGGCGTGGCTTATCGCCATGGGCCCGATTGCGCTTCTGATCGCTGCAATCATCGGCCTTGTCGTCATCATCGTTGCCAACTGGGACACGATTTGGGCGTACACGAAGAAGGTCTTTCAGTGGCTTTGGGACTGGGTCAAGAAAATCTTCAATTGGCTGAAGGACCTATTCCTTAACTTCACCGGCCCCGGGTTGCTCATCAAGCATTGGGACAAGATTTGGTCGGCCACGAAGTCCACGTTCAACAACGTGAAGAACTTCGCGAAGGACGCGCTTAACGCCGTTGTCGACTTCGTCAAGGGTCTGCCTGGGCGCATTCTGTCGGCGGCTTCCAAGCTTCTCAGCGCGGGCAAGTCGGTCGGTGGTTACGTCATTGACGGAATCAAGAACGGTCTTTCGAAGCTGGGCGGCTTCGCGTCGTCTCTCGCTTCGGCCGTTGGTCGCGCTGCCAAGGGTGCAATCAACGGAGTGATCGACCTTCTCAACTGGGCCATTCCGAACAAGCTGGGTTGGGGCAAGCTCAGCATTGATCTGCCCGACTCCCCCATTCCCAAGATTCGCGCCATGGGTGGCCCGGCTTCCGGCTGGACGCGCGTTGGTGAGCGTGGCCCGGAATGGGTGAACCTGCCCGGCGGCTCGACTGTGCTGCCTAACCATGCGTCGGGACCCGGCGGGGGCGGCGTAACCGTGAACGTTCAGACGAACGCCGACCCGTTCGCTATCGGGCGCGAAGTCGCCTGGGCCATGCGTACTAGTCCGGCGTGACGACTACTCACGTGAGTAGTCAGGAAGGGGTTCGAAGTGGCGGAGTTGGACGACTGGACATGTGAGTTTCGGGGGCTTGTCATGGGCGTACCCGACTCCGCCATTTCGATTGTCGGCGTTGACGGGCTTCTGTCGCTGCCCGACGTACGGTCGTCAGACCTAACCCTTGTGCAGCGAAACGGACTGTGGCCCGGACGGGACTACCTGAACGGGCGCACGGTCACGCTGACGCTTGAGGTTTACGGCTCGACCCGGGAAGAGTTCACGGACGCCCTGAACGCCCTTCAGGCGGCTTTCAAGCCGGGCATTGATGAAAGCCCCTTCCGGTTCCGTTTCCCGGGCGCTGCGGCCGATCAGACGGCTTACGTCATGGCGCGCACGCGTCGGCGGACGGCACCCCTTGACCTGAACTTCGCGTACCTGACTTGCAACATGGTGGTTGAGCTTTTCGCGTCGTCTCCGTACATCGTGGGCGACGCGCCCCGGACGGTCACCGTGAATAGCTTCAAGCGTGACCAACTCCCTTCGGGCCTTGTGATACCGGCAACGGTTCCATGGCAGATCGAAGGGCAGGGGCCCCAGCCTGAAGACCCGGTAAGCCGGTTCACCCAGTACGGCAGTGAGGCGGCTCGACCGGTCGTCACGATCACAAGTGCGGCTTCACCGACGCTGATTGACGACGTCACCGGACAGTTCTTCAGCGTGGATTACGACGGCACGGTTGTCATTGACTCCGCTGCCATGACGGTTACGAACGCCCAGGGTGGCGACGTCTCCGGGTTCATCACGGTTGGTTCGACGTGGCCTGAGTTCGGCCCGGGTGAGCACCGTTTGCGGCTCCGCAGTAGAGACGAATACACGACGGCAACGGCTTCGCTTACGTGGTCGGATAGGTGGGTTTGATGAGTTCCTTTGCATGGTTTCAGGACGGCGTCGGATATGGCGCGGCTGACCTTGCCAACTGGCAAAGTGTCATGGTTCCGCGCGGGTCGCTGAGTCACCTGTTTTCGAGCACGACCCAGTTCCTTGCCAACTCGAATCAGACGAACCGAACCGTGGCCGTTGGGTCGGGCAACGTGCTCATCGGCGGAGCGTCGAGCGGCGGCACCTGGGCATGGTCGTCGGGCGACACGATTGCCATTCCGACGGCTTCGAACGACAACCCCCGTAAGGACCTGATCGTTGCGCGGCTGACTACGTCGGCGGTCGACGGCAGCAACGGGCTTGCCATTGAACTTGTTCAGGGCACCCCTGCCGCTTCGCCGGTTGTGCCGACGCGTCCGGCAAACTCCGTTGCGCTGTGCGTAGTTGACGTGCCGAAGGCCACAACCACGTTCACTATCACGGTAGTTCGGCACACGGGTCAGTATCAGGATCAGGGCACGCTAGCGAACGGCCATGTGGCGATTGACTGGGCGGGTGTGCTGCCGTCGGCGTCGGCGTTCCCGGTTGGCTTCACGCTGTACGACCTGGGCACGAATCAGCGTTGGGTACGGACGAACGCCGGAGCGTGGCACACGTCGGACCCGGGCCCCTGGAAGACGTGCACGCTTCAGAACGTTCAGGCGAAGGACGGCACGAACATAACCGTGACGGGCACGCTGTACATTCGCGAGTCTTCGAACGGCTGGGAACTGTCCGGGCAAATCAACATGTCGCCCAGCAAGGACATTGATCAGCTTGTGATTCCCGCGCTTATGCCGTCCGGGATTACGCGACCGACTCAGAACACGTACGGCTCTTCGGGTCAGTCGTACGGCACGACGAATAGCGGCGTTGGCCGACTCGCCCTTATGGCGAACGGCTCGATTGAGTACGGCGCTGACGCGTCGGTTGCCAACGTCTACGTCAATGAGTCGTTCTCGAAGTCGCCATGGAATTCGTAACCGACTCCCTTCATATAGGTAGGGGGTATATCCATGCCTGACTTCGAAGTCCTTCAGGTTGAAGCCACGACCGGCAGCGTGATTGCTACGTTGCCGGTCACCGGCATTCAATACAGCGAAACGCTGAACGCTGCGGGTACGTGCTCCGTCGGTATGCCGCTTGACGCTGCCGACCCTGAGACGCTTGCACCTGGGCGCACTGCCCTTGTGGTGACGCGCGACGGCGAACCCGACTGGGGCGGAATGCTTTGGACGGCGACCGCTGACCTTGCCGCCGGAACGCTCGCACTGAACGCGTCCGGGTGGCACAGCTATTACGCCGCGCGCTATCTCGACATGCCCGGCGGGTACAACGGCAAGACGGATCAGGCGCTTCTCTTGCGCGCCTGGGTCGAGCACGCGAACGCCAACGGCGGTATCGGCACGGACACGTCACGGCTGACGACGACCGGCCGGATTAGGTCGCGCACCTGGGGCTTCAGTGAGTTCAAGCAAATCGCTGAAGCCATGAATGAGCTTGCCGACGAAGACGGCGGCTTTGACCTTCGGTATGAAACCTTCTGGGCGGACGCGAAGCGCACCCGGATAGGTCACCGGATTCTTCACTCAGCGCGCGTCTCCCGGACGTTCCCGACGCTGACGCACCGTGTTGACGCCGACGTGTCTACGGTCGCGTACGACGGCAGCAAGCTTGCGAGTGAAGCCGTGACGTTTGGTGCCGACATGGGCACGGGCGTGAAGCCGTACAGCATCGTGTCGAATGCGCTCGAAGGCCCGGAGCTGACCCAGGTCACGACGTACGCCGACTTGAAGTCGACCGCTGACCTGATTCCGAAGGCCGCTGCCCTTGCCGCCGTTGGTCGTCAGGTAATCGCCATTCCGACGCTGAACCTGTACCCGGGCGTGTATGACCCGGCGGCGTTCGTGGTCGGCGCGTCCGGCACGGTCAATGTCGATTCCGGCTATGTCCAGTTGCTTGAAGAGTTCGTTCTGACCGAACGCCGCATTGATGTTGACGTGAACGGCACGGAGACGGCGGCTTTGTCTTTGGCGAGTAAGGAAGTGTTTGTAAGTGGCGATTCAGGCTAATGCGCTGCCGCCTTCCCTTGTGGCGGAGCTGAACGAAATGAAGCGTCGGCTTGCTGCCCTTGAGCGGAAGCCGAAGCTAGGGAGCGTCAATCAGCCGATGCCCTTCAGTTCGTATCAGTCGCCTTCGGTTGAGGGCACGACGGGCGAAGAGTATGGGCCGCACGTGCTAGGGCTTATCAACTCGACGGGCCTGAATCAGCCGGTGCTTCTCCTTCAGATTCCGTTTCACCTTCCCTGGTATTCGACCGGCACCCCTGACGTCTCTGTGCGTGTCTGGGTGCGCGACATGATTACCGGCGGCAAGACTTCGGAATTCGTGATTGACAAGACGTCGGACTTCACGAGTGCCGACATGCGGGGCTTGACGCGTCGGCTCACAATCTCTTGGATTCACCCCCAGCCGATCGGCTTTGACGACCCGAATCAGTGGAAGGCTTTTGCCGTTGAATACAAGGTTCTGAAGCGCCTGCCCGACGGCAACACGGTCGGCATGGGAATGCCGCACCTGATTACGGGTGTGCCCCTGGGCACGTACGTCGAAGAGAACACGAACGGCAACCCGCGCATTGACGGCACCCTGACGCCGACTGACGGGGGCGCAGCGACATGGGGATAAGTGATCTGACCGGCGCCGCTGAGATTGTCGGCGGAGCGTGTCTCTTCCTGTTGCTGGTCTATCGGCAGGTGAAGACCGGCGCACGGGATGCGTGGCGCGAAGAAGCTGAGGCACAGACGGCGCGCGCTGACCGGCTTGAGAAGGAAGTTGCGCGCCTTATCGACGTAGTTGAAGCGCTCCGTTCTGAGAACCGTGAGCTTCGCACGCACATTGACAACCTGATTGGGGGCGCACGTGCCGATTCCGAATGAGATTCCTACGGTGCGCGTCACGGCACAGTACGAGGGATTCGGCGGCAAGGGACTGAAGGGCACCGTTACATTCACGGCGCCCTTCGTCACATTCTCTGAGTCGGACTTGTTCCTTGCCGGTCCGGTCGTCTGTTCGCTCGATGAGTCGGGCAGGCTGATTGACGCCGACGGAAACATTGGCGTGCGCCTGCCTGCCACGGACGCGCCGAACATGAACCCTTCCGGGTGGACGTACACGGTTAAGGAGAATCTGACCGGCGTCACTGGGGCGCGCACCTATTCCATGGTGCTGCCGAAGGACACGCTGAACAACACGGTTGACCTTGCCGACGTTGCACCCGCTGACCCGACTACGCCGACGTACGTTGCCGTTCCCGGACCCAGCGCGTACGAAGTGGCCGTTGCCGACGGCTTCACCGGCACTGAGGCGGAATGGCTCGACTCCCTTGTTGGGCCCGTCGGTTCGCCCGGTAACAAGATTTGGACGGGCACCACTTCGCCTACCACGGTCGGCATTGACGGAGACGTGTTCTTTCAGCGCGTCACGACAACGACCCTGGGCGTAGATAACACGGCGTACAAGATGTGGACGAAGTCCGCCGGTACGTGGTCGGTCGCTACGGCCGATGTTCGGGGCGCTGCGCTGTACGTGGGAACCGGCGCGACGTCGAGCACTGGGACCGTTGCCGGTGACGTCCTGATCCGGACTGACACGGGTGACGTCTATCAGCGTGACGCGTCCGGCTGGGGCACGCCGAAGGGCAACATCAAGGGCGTCAAGGGCGACACGGGCGCGACCGGCGCTCAGGGGCCGAAGGGTGATACGGGCGCTGCGGGTGCTCCGGGTGTCGTTCAGTCGGTCAACGGTGTCAGTGCGGCGGCAATCACCCTTGCCGCTACGGACGTTGGGGCTGTGCCGACTACAGAGAAGGGCGCAGCGAACGGCGTTGCGACCCTGGGCAGTGACGGCAAGGTTCCGTCGGCTCAGCTTCCGGCGGCTTCGGGCGGGGGCGCTGTGTCGAGCGTCAACACGAAGACCGGTGACGTTGTCCTGAACGCTGCCGACGTTGGCGCCGTTGCCACTACCGCGCTGGGTGCCGCTTCGGGTGTCGCCACGCTCGACGCTTCAAGCAAGGTCCCGACGGCTCAGATTCCGTCGCTCACGTCGACTTACGTTGCCGTCTCAACTAGGGGCGTAGCGAACGGAGTTGCCACGCTCGACGCGTCCGGCGACGTTCCGATTGCTCAGATCCCCGATGCTGCGCGCAACAGTTGGACGCCCCAGGCACTCGGCTTCAAGGCATGGTCGTGCGACCCGGGCGGCGTGGCGAACCCTGCCGTGAAGTACCTGAAGACCGGCCGGTTGTTCCTGTCGGGAATCAACATCACGGAGTCGACCACTGTTTCTAAGGTCGTCATGTTCGCGCGCGGGTATGGCGGCGTGTCGGCGGACCGTTGGGCAGCGGGCATCTATCGGGAAGACGGCACGAAGGTCGTCGGTTCCGCTGCCGTCGCGCTGACCATGGCTGGGCAGGAATCCGGCGTACTTCCCGCCATGGCTTCCAACCACATCGGAGCCGTGCCGATCAGCATTACGTCGAGCACGCTCACACCTGGGCGCTACTGGATTGCGTGGATTCAGACGATCGGCGGCACGGCTGACTTCGCCTTCTATCACGTACAGAACGAAGCGCCTGTTGCAACGGCGAACTTCTTCATGACCACAACGCCGTTCCCCCGTGCCTGGTATCTCGACGGTCAGACAGGGTTGCCGACAACGGTGAGCCCTACGAACGCCGCTGCGCTCGCCGATCACGACATACCGATTGTGGCGCTTGCCTAGTCACCGACTACTCACGTGAGTAGTCAGCCCCTCAGTAATCCGACTGGGGGGCTTTGTGTTGCACAGAAAGAGAGCACACGTTGAGTCTCGCAAAGGTTCTGTCTATCGCGTCCGGCGAAGTCGGCTATCACGAAGGCAAGTCGGGCGGACATTGGAACAACTTCCAGAAGTATTCGCCTGCCGTTCCGGGCCTTGAGTGGTCCCAGAATCAGGCATGGTGCGCGACCTTCGTGAGCTGGGTTGCGCTGAAGGCCGGAGACGCTGAGCTTTTCCCGCGCACGGCTTCGTGTGCAACCGGCGTTTCTTGGTTCCGCAACAAGGGGCGCTTCAGTGAGTACCCGGCGGTTGGCGCTCAGGTTTTCTTCGGCAACGGTGGCGGCTCGCACACTGAGATAGTCGTTTCGTACGACGCCGATTACGTGTACACGGTCGGCGGCAACACGAACGCGAACGGCTCCGCTGAGGGTGACGGCGTGTATGAGAAGAAGCGCGCGCGGCGTGACTCGTACCTGTACGGCTACGGCTACCCGGCTTACGAAGGCGGCTCCGTCTCCGCTGACCCGAACGCCGCGAAGTACGGGTACAAGGTCAAGGCGACCGGCAAGCTTTCGGACGTGACCGGCTCGACGCCGAGCAAGCCGAAGCCGAAGCCGAAGCCGTCGTATGAGCCGTTCCCGGGTGCTGCCTTCTTCAAGGGTGAGCCGAAGTCGGCAATCGTCACGGCCATGGGCAAGCGGCTTGTTGCCGTCGGGTGCTCCGCGTACAAGTCCGGCCCGGGTCCCCAGTGGACTGACGCCGACAAGGCTTCGTACGCGAAGTGGCAGCGCAAGAACGGGTACACGGGTGCCGACGCCGACGGTTGGCCCGGTAAGACCACGTGGGACGCGCTGAAGGTCCCGAAGGTCAAGTAACACTCTGTCATTACCGCGGTGGTCGGCATGTCCTATTTTGCACGTATTCAGGGCGTGCCGGCTCCGGCGTTTTCGTCACTCACAGTAAGGGGCTCGCATGGGTGAGCACAGCAAGGGACCGGCCGGTATCGGCGTCGTTCTCGACTTCGTCAGGAAGCATCGGAAAGCAATCGTCGGCTTCGTGGCGGGTGCCGTCGCTGCCGTGACTGCCATCAAGCCGGACTTCCCGGGCGCTGCCGTCATGGGCGCCGTTCATGTCCTTCTGGGTGTCTAGGTAGCCGACTCCCTTCGTGGCGGGTGTAAGTGCATTCACCGCGAAGGGAATTCGGCAGTGGCCTATTACAAGTCCATTGGTCTGATCGGTCCGGCCCAGTCCGGCAAAGACACGGTCGGCGCACGGCTCCGGCAGCGTTACGGATATCAGCGCGTCGCATTCGCTGACCCTTTGAAGCGGGCAGCGCTTCGCGTTGACCCGATCATCCCGACCACGTACGGCGTGCACGTCCGGCTTTCGAAGCTCATTGCCGCCGTCGGCTGGGACTACGCGAAGACCACGTACCCGGAAGTTCGTCGGGTGCTTCAGCACGTCGGGCAGACGGTTCGCGACATTGACCCGGGTTTCTGGGTCCGTGCCGCTGCCCCCGCTATCGACGCTGCGGAGCGCCTGAACCTGCCGGTTGTCGTCACTGACGTTCGGTACGAGAACGAAGCGACTTACCTTCGTGACAGGGGCTTCGCCACGATCCGGGTTACTCGACCTGGGGCCGGAGCTACCGGCGACACGGCGAAGCACAAGAGCGAAACGGAGCTTGAGAACTGGGCGACGGCGCTGACCATTGCGAACACGGGAACGCTCGAAGAGCTGAACCGGATCATTGACTCACTCCTTCTCCCCCGGAGCCGCTGACACGGGCCCCCTACTGACTGACCCTCAACCGGGTTGGTCGGTAGGGGGCTTTCGTCGTTTGGTCACGGGAAGGTAAAGCTTTCTGTCTACTCACGTGAGTAGTCACGAAACGGGGCTTCGGGGCGCTAGGCTGAGCACAGCACAGCGAAGACGACGAAGGGGCGGGGCGCATGTTCACGGTCAAGTACAACCGGACGACCAACCACATTGACGGGCTTGCGATTCGCTCGACCGGCGGCGGCAACGACATGGGCGACCACGTGTCGGATTACGCGCTGAGCGCCTGCCCGTCGCTGACCCGGTACAACTTCGCGGACGGCGCCCAGTTCGAAGACGTTGAAGACGCCCTTGAGGCAGCGCGTAAGGCTGGGGGTCGCAAGCTGTGCAAGCACTGTGAGAAGGCCGCTGAAGCCATGATTGAGGCTGAGCGTGTCGCCCGTGAAGAGCGCCTGAACCGTGACCCGCGCGGTGACGAATGGATGGGGCGCACGATCGGTGACGCCGTGACCGTGACCCTGAACGGCCGGACGTTCGACACGGAGCTGACCGGCGCGGACCACATCACGCCCGGTTGGACGGTTGCCTATGTGGACGAAGACGGGAACCGTACCGATTCGTTCGTTGTGGTGACCGACGCCGACATTGCCGAAGACGTGACTACTCACGTGAGTAGTCTGGTAGAGTCGGCCACGCACGACGACGACAACAACGAAGGGGGCTCCACCATGGCCGCGAAGAAGCTGAAGCTGAAGGACGTCCGGGGCGACATTCGGATTGGCAGCGCGACCGGTTCCAACGGAACCATGCACGCTCTGAAGGCGGAGCTTGACGCCGACGGCCGGAACGTCACCTACTGCCCGACGAAGTTCAAGACGCCCGTTCGGTCCTTCGGTCCGGCCATGGATCAGAAGCCCGAACTTGAGCTGTGCGCCGGTTGCTCGAAGGTCGTTCCGACCGGCGACGTGATCGTGACGGAAGAGCCGGTGAAGATCCCGGGTCTCAACCTGACGGTCAGTCAGAAGAAGATCACGCCCGTTGAGGGCGCCAACGAAGGAGAGAACGTCATGCCCGCTGCCGCGAAGAAGACCGCTGCCGCTACGCCCGAAGCCCAGGACGTTGACGCTCAGATCAGCCGTGTTCATGAGCACGTCGACGCAATCAAGGCCGCTGAGTCCGCCGACGTCGCTGAGGCGAACGCTGGGCAGGCGGAAGACCTGATTGCGAAGCTTCCGACGAAGCACCGCAACACGCTTCGTGCGACCGTGTCTGAGGCGAAGAAGGCGAAGCTGACGGAGCTGAACCCGGCACCTGCCGCCGACGCGCCTGCCGCCGCTACTGCCCCCGCTGCCCCTGCCGCGAAGAAGACCGCTTCGAAGGCCGTTGCGAAGAAGGCCGTTGCCGAAGTGGCCGAAGACTTCAACAAGTTCGACGGCGTGACGAAGCTTGTGAAGGACGGCGTCAAGTTCGTCAGCGAAGGTATCGACCTGGGTCTGAAGATGACCAACGTCGGTGAGCGCCTGGCACACACCATGCTCGACATGCGCACCCGCATCCCGAACCCGGACGCGAACAACCTGCCCGACCTGACGTCGGTTCGGAAGACCACGAAGAACAGTCACGCCGCCGTGTGGGACGAAGTCCGGAAGAGCATTGCCGACGACGACGTTGAGCGCCTGGGCGCCTTCAACTCCCTTCAGCGCGCCACTCAGAACAAGGCTTCGGACGTGCTGTGTGACTGGCTTGAGTCCTTCAACGGCCCGGACCGTGAAGAGACGCTGACGGTCATGCGGTCGCTCTTCCCGGGTGCCGTCGCGAAGCTCGAAGCGAACGCCGCCGCTATCGCTGAGGCTCAGGCCGACGCCGACGTTGACGAAGCCGACTACCCGGCGGAGCTGAAGCCGTCCGACGCCATTCGTGCGCTGTACGAAGAGAACGGCGTTGAGCTTCCGAAGTACGGCCGTACGGAGCTTGCCCGTATCGACCGGCGCGTGAAGAAGCTTGAGGCGACCACGAAGGAACTTGAGGCGCTGAAGGAAGCCGACGACGCCGACGCTTCGAAGGTCGAAGAGCTTGAGGGCGCCTTGAAGGAACTGACGGCGGAGATTCCCGCTGAGTTCGTGCCGGACGGAGAGAAGGAGGAGAAGACCGAAGGTCAGAAGACGGTCGAAGCTCTTGCCGCCGTGAAGACCCAGCTTGAGAAGGCCGGTAAGCGCTTCGGCAAGGTCAAGAGCGCTGCCGACAAGCGGAAGGCGAAGGCGGAGCTGTACAGCATCATTCGCGCTGCCGCCGACGCGTTCGACCTTGACCTGAGCGCGCTTGTCACGTCGGACGACGAAGACTGACACACGGGGCTGAGCGCCCCTCACAGCCCCTCACAGCCCCGTCGGGTCACCACGTACCGGCGGGGCTTCGTCACGCCCTTACAGCGGAAGGAACGGCTGACCTGGGGTGAGTGATGAAGTGACGCTGTGACTCTTTTCCTGGATTCACATAAGACTTCTCATTGAGTAAACCCAGCTCGACGCCACTTCGTCACAGCGTCACCACGTAGCCGACTCCCTTCAAAACAGGTAGAGACACCTACCGCTGAAGGGGGCCCACGTGCCCAAGATTCGTACCGTCTACCGTGGCGGAAGCCGGTTCTACGTCCACCCTGAGAACCGGGAAATTGTTCACCCGGGCGTGACGTCCGTTCTCGGAATGCTGGCAAAGCAAAACTTCCTTGCTCCGTGGCAAGCGAAGATGGCCGCTGAGTTGGCCGTTGACTCAATCGACTTCGTTGCCGACATGGCCCAGCGCGACCGTGACGGAGCCGTTGACTACCTGAAGGGTGCCGCGCGCCGGTACACGAAGGTTCGCGCCGACCTGGGCAGCGAAGCGCACGACCTGTTTGAGCGACTGATCCGGGGTGAGTACGTCGGACGCGTGCGCGCTGATCTGACGCCCTACGTCGAGCACTTCCGTGAGTTCCTTGAGGCAGTCAACCCGGAGCTTGTACGGGCCGAAGACGTCGCATGGTCGGACACCTACGGGTACGCCGGAAGCTTTGACGTCGTTATGCGCGTATGGCTCGACGCCGACGGCAACCCGACTCCCGACCGGTCCGGCACGCCCCATCTGATCATGGGCGACTGGAAGACTTCGAAGGCGACTTACCCGGACGTCGCCCTTCAGATGAGCGCTTACATGAACGCCGACTTCATCATTGACCCGGACGGCAACCGTGAGCCGATGCCGGAGTTTGACGGCGCCGCTGTGCTTCACGTGACTGACACAACCTGGGCGTTCAAGCCGGTCGAGACTGGGCCGGACGTCTTCGCTCACTTCCTGCACCTTCGCGCAACATTCGATTGGGACCGTGACGTTTCCCGGAAGGTGATCGGGAAGCCCATTGCGAAGAAGGCAGCGGGCAAGCTTGTGACCGGCACCCAGCGGCGCGCCCGGTAACCGACTCCCTTACTCACGACTGAGAGACACCCGCACCGCTGAAGGAGAGAACACCTTGAACCGTCGCACGAAGGACGCCCTGAAGACCTTTGCCGTTGGCGCTGCCCTGGGCTTCGCCTTCGCCTTCCTGGGGCTCATGGTGTCGGCGTACGCCGTCATGATCCTTGTCGGTATGTGGCACGGCCACAACGACGCCATTCCGGCGCTGGGCTTCTTTGACTCCGTGTACGGCGTCGCCCTTGTCGGCCTTCTGGGGCTCATCGTGGCGCCCCTGACGCGCGACTAGCACCCTTCCGGCCCAACTCCCCAGGGTCAGCCCCTCAGTGCCTCACAAGGGCGCTGGGGGGCTTTTTGTGTTTCGCCTTGTACCAACCCGGCTCAGGTCACCGACTCCCTTACCCACAAGTGAGACAGCAAACGGGCGGCAAGCCCCTGCACCTGGGAGCACACACATGGCGAAGCGTTCCATTTGGGCCGGAGACGAAGACAACAAGCCGAAGAAGCGTGAGACGTACGCCGACGACACCGTTGGCCGCTTTCACTCCGGCTTCTCTGAGCTGAACGAGCGCGGGAAGATGGTTCCCGTTGCCCTTGCTGAGTGGCGCGTGTCGACCGGTGAGAAGACCGTTGCCGACGCCGTTGCCCAGCTCTTCGGCGGCACTCCGGTCGAGAACGAAGAGAGCACGTCTGAGAACTTCATTGACGTCTTCACGGAGAAGGCCCGGGTGCCGATCATCCTTGAGGCCGACGGTATCCAGTGGGACATGAAGCACTGGGTGAACGGCAAGCTGAAGCACCACTGTGACGGCTTCGACTTCAAGTCGCACCCCAGCGACCCGGACGCCGTTGGTCAGCCGTGCGGTTGCCCGACGCTCTTCGATGAGCGGAAGGCGGACGCGAAGAACGACGACGGCCCGAACCCGGCAATCACGGTGACCTTCAACCTTGCCGATGACCCGGAGCTTGGGAAGTTCAAGTTTCAGACTGGGTCTTGGACGCTCTTCAAGGTGCTTCACGAAGCCGAAGACGACCTTGAGCGCATCGGCAAGGGTGGCGCTGTGCTCGCTTACCTTGAGCTTGAGTTGGTCGAGTACACGCCGAAGAAGGGCCCGATGCGGAACAAGCTTGTGTCGTATTACAAGCCCGTCATCAACGTCGTGAAGTCCTTCAACGACGCCATTGCCGACGACGCCGAGTGAGCGCGCCGGAAGCCGCTACGCCTGAAGCCTGGGCGCGCGTCATGAAGGGTGCGAGTGACGAAGCCGTTGGGGCGCCACTGTGGCAGTACCCGCCGGAAGCACGTCTTGCCGTCCTTCATGAGCGTCGCGCCCGGTTCGGCGTTCCGACGGCAGACGACTTCGATCCGGAATACCACTAGTGGCCCAGCGCGGAACGGTCACCGACTATGCGGGTGAGCCCCTGTATGTCGGTGACCTGATCAACTACGCAACCCGCTGCGGGAATGGGACCCGGGCAACGGACGCAATCATTCGGGAAATTGAGATTCGATATGCCTACGGCAAGCGAATTCCATTCCTGAAGGTTCAGCCGACCGGCGTTGAATCCCGAAGCGGGCTTGAAGCACGCAAGACGTTGCGCGCCGAATGGATCGGCACGGAACACGTACGCCTGTTGCGAAGCAACGTGACGGGCCAACCGAGAGACTGACGGACACAGCCCCGGGCGGAGCACATAGCTTCGTGCCGGGGCTTTCCGTGTACTCACGTGAGTAGACAGGAAGAGCGACATGCATACGGGTGTGTTCATCGGGCCGGACTATGCGCCTGCCCTGGGTGACCTTCGAGCGCTCGACGCTGGGGACACCGTTTACCTGAAGCCGGGTGCGACTGACCGGCGCGACTGGGGGCGCTATCTCGACGCGCTGAGCGTGGCCGTGACCCGGGGCGCTTCGGTTGTGTGGTGGACGTCGTGACCCATGAGCCGAAGTGTTCCTGTCAGCCGTGCCGGAACAAGCGCCGGAAGGCTTACATCAAGGACTATTACCGGAAGCTTCCGAAGGACAAGCGGCACACGCTGAGTCAGAAGCGTCGGGCGACGGCGTACGGGGTCGAGCACGCCGAGTATTCCCGCACAGAGATCATGCGCCGCTGGGGCTTCCGCTGTGCGTACTGCGACGCGAAGGCCACGCACCTTGACCACGTGCACCCGCTGAGCAAGGGGGGTGCCGACGCTGCGCACAACATGCTTCCGGCGTGCGCCCCATGCAACTTGAGCAAGGGCGCGAAGACGCTTGCTGAGTGGGCGCTGACGTTCGGTCCGAAGGGCAAGTAACCGACTCCCTTACGGGTGCCTGAGAGCAACTATCGAAGGGGTTCGTATGGACTTCGTGGGCATCCTGGGCCGGTTCAAGCAAGTCAGCGAAGAGCCGGACGGCGGTTACCTTGCCGTCTGTCCGGCGCACGCTGATTCCCGCCCGTCACTCCGTATATGGCGTGGCGACGACCTGAAGGTAAGGCTGACGTGCCGCGCCGGTTGCGACACGGGCGACGTCGTCAAGGCCGCTGGGCTGACGTGGCGTGACCTGTTTGACGCGACCGGCGAAGGCGCGACCGTTCCGAAGGAGAAGCCGAAGATGGTTGGTCCGGCAAACGTGGTCGCGCTGCGCATGTGGCTTGAGTCCCGAAGCCTGACGGCGGACGCTGCGGCTTACGCCGGTACCCGGTTCGGACTGAGCCCCGAAGAGTCCGCGCGCCTGGGGCTGAAGGCTTCTCCGGCCAACCCGACTCGCGTTGACGGCAACTTCCCTGACTTCCTGTCTACGGCGTTTCTCCGGTACCCCCGGCTTGTCGTGCCGCTGAAGGGATTCGACGGCGTGACCCGTGGCGCCCAGGGGCGTGACCTGAGCGGCAAGTGTCCTGGGCGTTGGCTGAGCCTGAGCAACCCTGAAGGGCAGCGCTGGGCACCGTACGGCGTCTTCAAGGGCGAAGCCGGGTACGGGGTCATTCTTCTGACTGAGGGGCCCGGAGACGCGCTCACAGCCGTTTCGGTCGGGTACGACGCCGTTGCCGTCCGGGGCGCTTCTCTGGTCAACAACCCTGATCTTGTGGCGGAGTTGGCCGACGGCTTGCGCGGCTATCAGGTGATCGTGTGCGGAGACAACGACACGGCCGGTATGGGCTTCACGCTCCGTCTGTCTGAGGGGCTTGCCAGTCACGGAATCGACGTGTACGCGCTGAGCACCCAGGGCGACGACCTTACGGATTGGCGCGAGTCGAACCCGTCGGCGTTCCCGTCGGCTCTTCACGCTGCCGTTAAGGCCGCTCGACCCGTGCGTGACCGTGCCCAGGTTGAGGCGCAGCACCGTAAGGCGGAAGTTGCGCACCGTACCGGCGCCGTTCAGGTGTCGAGCGTTCAGGGCGCTGACGCTGCCCGCATCCTGGGCGACCTTGTCACCACCTACGGCGAGTCTGACGCCATGAATGCTCACGCGTTGGTCGCGTGGACTGACGGACGTATCAAGTACGCGTCGGGCCTGGGGTACTTCGTGTGGGACGGCGTGACCTGGGTCAAGTCGGCAACCCGTGTGCGCCAAGAGATTCACGCCATGGGCGCGGCTCTTGTCCTTGCCGGGTGCCTGCCGGAGTCGCGCGGCTTCACCATGACGACGCGCATTGACGCACTCATGACGGAGCTTCGCAGCGTTCCCAGCGTGCACGTTGACGCTGAAGAGTTCGACGCGAAGCCGCACCTGTTGAGCTTCAGCAACGGCGTTGTCGACCTTCGTACCGGCAAGCTCCGGGCGCATGACAAGGGCGACATGCTGACTGTGTCGCTGCCGGTTGAGTACGACCCGACGGCCCAGGCGCCCAGGTGGGAACAGTTCATCAGTGAGATTTTCCCGGGCAACGCTGACCTTGTGGACTACGTCCGGCGGCTTGTCGGCTACGGCATTACCGGCAACACGTCGGAACAGTGCTTCGCCGTTCTCTGGGGCAAGGGCGCTAACGGCAAGTCGGTCTTTACGGAGACACTGACGGACGTGTTCGGCCGGATCACGAAGACGACCCCGTTTGCCACGTTCGAAGACAAGGGCAACGGCGGGGGCATTCCGAACGACCTTGCTGCCCTTCGTGGTGCACGTCTTGTCATGGCGTCCGAAGGCGAGTCGGGCAAGCCCATGTCGGAAGCCGTCCTGAAGCGCGTGACGGGCAAGGACAAGGTCACGGCGCGATTCCTTCGGCAAGAGTTCTTCACCTTCGCGCCGACGTTCCTGATCATGCTTGCGACCAACCACAAGCCGAAGTTCAAGAGTCAGGATGAAGGGCTTTGGCGACGCGTCAAGCTCATTCCCTTCAATCGGTACTTCGCGCCCGAAGAGCGTGACTATGACCTTGACAGGAAGCTTCGCGCTGAAGCGGCTGGGATTGTGGCATGGGCTGTGCGTGGCGCCGTCGAATGGTACGCGAACGGACTGAAGGACCCGGCTTCGATCAGCGCAGCGACGAAGGAGTATCGGGCGACGTCCGACGCGCTTGCCGGATTCTTCCCGGGCGTGCTCGAAGAAGCGCCTGAGTCCGAAGTGTTGCCGGGTGCGGACGCGTACAACTCTTACCGTGATTGGTGCGAAGCCGAAGGGCTGAAGTCGACTGAGGTTTGGTCGCGGAAGGCTTTTTACGGCGCCATGGAAGAGCGCAACGTGATGAAGAAGAAGACGAACAAGGGCATTGCACTTGTCGGCGTGCGGGTGGCCGGTGCTGCCGTCGCTGTATCCGGTCCGGGCATCTTCGCCCAGGACTGACCCAGGGGGCCCCTGACTACTCACGTGAGTAGTCGGGGGCTTTCCTCGTTTCACGGAGAGTTACGAAATGACCCTATGCCGGCATGGGGTAAACGTGGACAGAAACGGACATGACGGGCACCGCGGTAAGTACCCAGAGTGACGGCGCCCAGGTCACCGACTCCCTTCAAGGCAGGTGAGTGAAGGGAGATACGACGTGATCACGTACACGCACAGTGTCAACGGCGAACCGGTGCGCATTTACATTCCGGAGACGGACGCTGACCTTCGTGAGTTCATGCACTGGGCGCGCAACAAGCCGGAGCTTGCCCTAGACACGGAGACAACGGGGCTCGACATTTACGCCCCGGGTTACCGGCTCCGCACAGTGCAATTCGGAACGACGCATGAAGCCTGGGTCATTCATTACGAACTGGGCGGACGATTCCGGGAAGCCGCCGATTATGTGCTGACGCACTGCCCGCGCTTTCTCATTCACAACGCGCCGTTCGACTGGCTTGTGTTGGACGCGCATTCACCCGTGTCTATGGAATCGCTCGCACCGCGAACTATCGACACGAAGATTAAGGCGACGCTGATTGACCCGCGTCAGCCCCAGGAAGGCGGCATAGGCACGGGCCTGAAGCCGCTGAGTGCCTTCTACGTCGACCCGACGGCGCCGGACACCCAGGGCGACCTAACGGCCGTGTTCCGGTCGCTGGGGCTCACGAAGGCAACCGGCTGGGCGGGTATCGACCTTCGGCACCCGACTTACAACCTGTACGCCGGTCTTGACGTCATTTACACGGCTCGACTGAACCCGTGCCTTGACGCCGAACATGAGCGCCTGGGCGTGCGCCCGAAGCTTGTGGAGTACGAACACGAGATTGCTTACATGTGCGCGTACATGCAACGCGCCGGTCTTGTGCTCGACCTTGATTACGTCGACACGCTTCGTCGGATGCTCCGCGAAGAAGAAGCGAAGTACCTTGAGATTGCCGCCGGTTGGGGCGTCGAGTCGGTCAACTCCGGGGCCCAGGTCAGCGAAGCGCTACTTGCCATGGGCGAGATTCTGACCCAGACGACTGACGGCGGAGCGCTGAAGGTCGACAAGGCCGTGTTGCTGCCGTTGGCCGACCTTGACCGTGACTGGGAACGCATCGGCGCACGGGAACCTAACCCGCTTGCCGAAGCCGTCTTGAGGGCGAAGCGCGCCGGTAAGTGGGTAACCGGGTACGCCGACAAGTTCGCGGCCAATCATGACCCGCTGGGACGCATTCACCCGACTGTGCAGACGCTTGCCGCGCGCACGGGGCGCATGTCCATTTCGGGCGACCTTGCCGCACAGACCTTGCCGTCTTCGGATTGGATGATCCGGCGTGCCGTCCTGGGCGACGCACCCGACCACATCGTTGGTTCGGTCGACTTTCAGGCAATCGAAATGCGCGTGTTGGCAGCGTTGGCCGACGTGAAGCGCATGAAGGACGGCTTCGTAAACGGCGGAGCTGACTTCGATATCCACATGTACACGGCCCAGCTCATCAAGGGGCTTGAGGCGACAAAGCGCGACCGGAAGGTGTTCAAGGGGGCAGGCTTCGGCAAGGTCTACGGGGGCGGCGTTGCCACGATCGCTCGACAGACAGGGGCGACCGAAGCGGAGATTGCGCGTGCCGTCGCTGAGTATGACCGTGTGTTCCCTGAGATCAAACGGGCGTCGAGCCGATGGCAGCGGGAAGCACGTCACACGGGTCTAGTCACGGTCAGCGTCACGGGTCGTCGGCTTCCGCTCGACCGGCACCGTACGTATGCCGTCGTGAACTATCAGTGTCAGTCGGCAGCGCGTGACGTCCTGGGGCAAGCCATGATCAACATGCGTGACGCTGGGCTTCTGGATTACATGAAGTTGCCCATTCACGATGAGATCGTGTTCAGTGCGCCGAAGTCGGACGCAAAGGACATTGCGCGTGAGTTTGAGAAGTGCATGACCATGGACTTGTTCGGCGTGCCCGTTGTGGCCGAAGCGGAGCTAGGGGGCCGGTCCTGGGGGTCGCTGTACGGAGCCGACTTCTAGCAAACAAGATCGTTTGCCCGCTTCGCTGCCCGGCAACATCACGCGCCGATAACGAATCCTGTCTACTCACGTGAGTAGACGCGCCTACGTCTGACGGACCATCTAAGCCCCGTTACCTGTAAAGCACAGGTAACGGGGCTTCTGTCATATGCCACACCCGTACATCTGAAGGATGAGACGGCGTTACGCCTTCGATTTGGCTACAACTCCCCCAAGATCATCTGTGTCTCATCACATGTACGGCGCAAGAAAGTGACTACTCACGTGAGTAGTCACCTGTTACGTTCGTGCTGCACGACGGACCGGAACTGATCAACCCCCGTCGGCAAGAGTCGGTGACCTTCACGGGTCATCCATGTTTGCTCACCCCTGAGCAAACCTTGCCGTGCCCGGGTTGTGACGTACTCCGTCGCGCCCCTAGGTCACCGACTCCCTTACCCGGAATCAGACGACCTAGGGAGTAACCCAATGCTGACCTTCGACACGATCCGTGCCGCCCAGGACAACGACCTTGCCGCCGTGGCCCAGGTGATCGAAGCGACCGAATCCCGCATTGCCGTCCTTGCCCGTAAGGCCGCTAACCGCATGGCTCCGCACGGCGGCGTTCGGTTCTATGACTACGCCGATGAGTTCGCCCAGGTTGGCCGTGTGGCCGTGTGGGACTGCCTGAAGCGCTTCACGGACACGACCGTTGAGAACTTCGAGCGCTACGTGTACACGACCGTTGAGACGACCCTGAAGGACGCCGTCCGGTCGGAGCGCAACGGCAACGCCGGAGCCGATGAGAACGCCATGAAGGTGTTCGCGACCATGCTTGAAGCCGCCGACGGCGACGTGTACGAAGCCGCGAAGCTTTCTCAGGTGCTGCCGCCGAAGGGCAAGCGGCTCAGTGCCGACCGTGCCGAAGCCGCCCGTCTCGCGTGGCAGGGTGCCGTTTCGCTCGACAAGATCACGACGGCGAACGACAACCCGGACGCTGACGGTTCCCTTGCTGACGTCCTGATCCATGAAGACGAAGAGCTTGACGGCGAAGTCCGGCCGAAGGTTGGTCGGGGCGCGCTGATCGAAGCCGCTCAGGTGCTTCAGCGTTACGTTCGCCTGCCGCTCGACCCTGAAGCCCGTGTGTGCTTGCTCGACGCCCTTGAGCTTGCCGCCATGGGTGAGACGACCCCGGCGGACGTTGAGGCGCTTGAGGACGCCGTCAGGGTTCCCAGCGACCCGACTGAGCGCCGGTACGTGCTCGACGCCATGGGGGTGCTTGCTTCCGCCGTGTCGACGGCAACGGAAGGCGCCCTTGCCGCTGACCTTCGTGACGTCCGTGAAGAGCGCATGGCCGACTCTCGTGAGAAGCACGCCCGTGTGAACGACACGCTTGACTCGATGGGGCAGGCACAGCGCGACGTCTTGCGCCACTCCTTCGGCATCAAGGGCGTCACTGACTTCGGCTGGGGCGACTCCGGCGACCTTGAGGGGCTGTGCGCGTATCTCGACATGACGTCTCAGAACGTCCGTGCGCACCGCGCGAAGGGTCGTAAGGCATTCGCGAAGCGCTACGCCGCTGCCGTCAGCATCACGGACCCGGAGCACGCCCAGGCGCTCACTGAAGCCGCTGCCGCCATTCTCACGAACGCCGGACGCAAGTAACCGACTCCCTTACTGGCACACGAGACACCGACTAAGGAGAAACACAGTGCAGACCTTCACCCTTCCGACCGGCCACACGGTGAGCACTCAGCGCGTCGGCAACAACGTTGAGTTCGTCACGGCCAACGCCGACGGCGACGTGATCAGCACCGTTCAGCACACCTTCGCTGAGTCGGTACCGCTCATCAAGCGGCTTGCCTGCCGCACCCGATGACACCCGGGCGACTACTCACGTGAGTAGTCAGCCCAAGCCCAGGCCGTAACCGGTACGGCTCGAAGGGTTCAACTCCCTTCCTGGGCACGCAAGTTCAGTCACGGCGAAGGAGAGACGACGTGCTTGACCCGATCATCATTGCCGCTGCCATCAAGGCCGCTGGGGACATAGTCAGTGCCACGAAGCGGGAAGGCTCCGGCTCGACCCAGTACAGCGCAGAGACAGACGGCAAGAACGTCGGCTTCTGTGCCGCTGAGATCCTGAAGACGCTTGAGACCCGGGGGCGGGCATGAAGGTCTATCGGGTCGGCCACAAGACGGCGCTTGACTCCGGCTTCCCTTCCGGTCCGTACACGTGCGAAGGGGTGCCGCCGGAAGACGTCGCCCGTATGTGGGGCATGGCGTCGGATCACATGGGCGGCACGCACCCCAGCCCCTACGCGGACCCTGCCCTTATGGGTATCCAGTCGTACGAGCGTTGCGGCTTCGATTCGCTCGACGCGCTCAACCGATGGTTCGACAACTGGACTGAAGCCCTTGATGAGTCCGGCTTTCAGGTCTGGACGTACGAAGTGCCCGACTGGGCTGTGAGGGTTGGTCGGCACGGTCAAGCCGTGTTCGACGGACGTGAAGCGGTCGAGCTTGCACAGCACGCTTTCGCGCCGGAACAAATGGCGCTCTTCGCGTGACCGACGGAGTACCCGGGGCGCATTCATGGTGCGCCCTTTTCGTTGCCCAGGTTCTTCAGAAGGAGAGAAACAGAATGCTGCGTGTGTCCACTGAGACGAAGGCCGTACTTCAGACGGAGGGAACCGGCCGTATCGTCGGCTTCATCAAGTCGACGGAGCCGGGCAAGATCAGCGTTGCCGTCCCGAACGATCGCGCTGTGATGACTCCGGCTCAGGCCCGTCAGTTCGCGGCGTGGCTTCTGGAAGAGGCGGAGAAGATCACTGCCAGCACGACCGACGCGCGCACGTCGACCGGTTGGCGGCAGGCTGAGGCGAAGCGGCAGGCGGACATTCGCGCTGCGCTCGACGTTGACCGTGTCGGCGGCTTCCGTCGTGGCTACTGAGCCGAAGGCGCCACGCAAGACGGCGTCACAGCGACGAACTGAGCGCATGGCCGACCGGCATGAAGCCTGGGGCATTGCGCATGACCTGTTGCACAAGCGTGCGGACAACTTCGCCCAGGGCTTCGAGCCGTACGACGTTCTGTCGCTCGCCCAGTGGCTTGCCGCCGACAACGACTGACGACCTGGGCCCGACTACTCACGTGAGTAGTCGGGCCCCCTTTGGAGAGAAGCCGCATGAAGGTTGACGTCCTTGCCCATTCGGTCCTGAAGCCCGCGCCCCTACTTGCCGCGTACGGCTATCGGGTGTCCGGCGCCCAGTACAACGACGACGTTCCGACTGACGCTGACGCGCTGGGGGAAGCCGCCGGTCGTATCTGTTACAAGTCCTTCGGGCGCAAGAACCCGGACACGGCTTCGAACGTCGGCTACCTGGGCAACATTCTCGCCCAGGGTCATTACAGCGTGCTTGAGCACAGCACCGTTACGTTCCTTGTTCAGCACGTGTCGCGCGCCCTTCTGACGGAGCTGACGCGTCACCGGCACCTGAGCTTCAGCGTTGTCAGTCAGCGGTATGTCGACTACGCGGACACGGAGCCGGTCATACCCCCTGCCATCGAAGGCACTCAGCTTGAGAAGCCGTTCAGGGAGGATTACGCCGAAGCGCTGAAGGCGTACGACGCTGCGGTGAAGCTTCTTCGCGCACGTGGCCTGAGCCGGAAGGAATGCCGGGAAGCCGCCCGTGCCCTTCTCCCGAACGCTGCGCCGGTCGACATGGTTGTGAGCGGCAACCTTCGCGCATGGCGTGACGTCCTGGGCAAGCGTTGGCACGTAGCCGCTGACGCTGAGATTCAGGACTTCGCGCAACTCATCCTTGAGCACCTTCGGACCGTCGCGCCCAACTCCGTTCAGGACGTGCCGACTTCGCCTTACGGGAGTGATGACAAGTGAGCGACCCGCGCGAAGACCGGCTTCCGAAGTGGGCGCGTGAAGAGCTTCACCGGCTCCGGCGTGACCTTGCCGTTGAGCGTCAGATTGTGTCGGAGCTGAAGGGACACAATCCGGATTCGAACACGTTCCTTATCGACTACGGCAGGAAGGATGCACCCCTTCCGCGCAACTCCCGTATCGGCTTTCACGTCCGGCCGGACGACGGCACTGTGAGGCAGGCAATTCAGGTGTACGTCGAGAACGGCAGGCTTCGCGTTCAGGGTGACTATTCCCTGTTGATCCGTATGGGCGCTTCGAATTCCTTCACGGTCGAGCTTGAGGGGTACAGATGACCCAGGGTCCTTGCAAGGAATGCAAACGCACGCTGACTCACAAGCTCGATTGCGGGCAGCGCGAACCGAACCCGTTCCTTCAGCTCGACCCGGCGGCAATCGACGTCATTGACGACATGGTTGACGAATGGCTTGACCGTGACCGACACGGTGAGCTGAACGGCGGGTACGGATACGGGCCCCGGAAGTCTCGTGCGCTCGACCGCATACACGAACAGATCAAAGAAGCGTGGCGCGCGAAGGTGCGTTACTCAGACCCGGAGAATTGCGAATGAACAAGCCCGTTGCTCTTGCCGCTGCCGCTGCCGTCGCTGCCGTCGTTCTGACTGGGTGCGGCGTTGACGCCGACGACGACGTTGACTGTGCGACGTACACGACCGTTGGCTACTCCGTACCGGCTCCGCGACCGGCGCCCCCGGCTCCGCGCGTTGCTCCCCCAGCGCCCCGACCGGCCCCAGCTCCGCGACCGAACCTGAACAAGCCGAAGGCGCCCAGCGCTCCGAAGGTGAAGCCGAACGGCTCGACGCCCTACGTGCCCAACTCGCCCCGGACGCACACGACTTGTTGGGAGGATGAAGACCAGTGATCAACGCCGTACTCATCGGGCTTCCGGGACACGAGACTTCCCGCCGGATCAGGAAGCCCTTCGATGACGCGTGCTGGGCGCTCGACGTCGAACCTGAGTTTGTCGACGTGACGTCGTACGACTCCCGTGCCGACGGCGTTGACGTTGTGCCGACCGTGCGCGTGTACGCCGACGACGACCCTTACGGCGACGTCCTTGCCGAGCATCGGGGCGCAGCGACCGGCGAAGAGATCACGGCGCTTCTGAACCGGGGGCTTGCCCTTGTCTGACCGTCCGTCCTGGGACGCGTACTTTCTGGCCGGTGCTGCCTGGGTGGCGACGCGCGCGGATTGTACGCGTTCCCAGGTGGGCGCGATTCTGGTGAACGCACATCACGAAGTGCGCGGCACGGGTTACAACGGTGCGCCGTCCGGCGTGCCTGGGTGTGCGTCCGCCGGAGCCTGCCCGCGTGGCCAACTGAGCCGCACAGAATGCGCGCCCAACTCCGACTATGCGAACTGTGTTGCCGACCATGCTGAGCGCAACGCCATTCGTCACGCCCTATCCGCTGAGCTTCCCGGCTCGACCCTGTACACGACGCGCGAACCGTGCCCGGCTTGCTGGACGCTCATACGCGCTGCCGGTATCCGTCGGGTCGTCACTCCTGAGTCGTCGCGTCTACTCACGTGAGTAGTCAGATTCGTGCTACGTTGGCCCCTCAACTACAACGAAGGGCAGCACAGTGAACGCCACGGTGAAGCGCACGAAGACGAAGGCCGCGAAGAACATCAAGGCCGGTGACTGGATTCAGGTTGGCAGCATGGCGTATCTCGTACACGCTGACGCCCAGGACAACGGCGACGGAACCGTGTTCCTGCCGATCGGCTACAGCGGCAGTGAGTACCGCGCGAACGCCCGGGTGACCATGCATTACGACGACTGACCGGCAGGCGAAGAGCCCCTGACTACTCACGTGAGTAGTCAGGGGCTTTTTCGTGTCTCCATATCTGACGGGTCGTCAGAACTACGCTCCGTTACCCAGTGGCATATGTCAGTCGGTCGACGTACTGTCGTTAGTCCGTTCGCACAGCCGTTCGAACGGATGACACCTAGGGGTGCGTGTCATACCCAGGTATGACGGGTTGCGCACCTTCACGACGACTTCACAACTGAGATGAACGACACCTAGGAAGGATCAACTTTCAACCGTTCGCAACCGAAACTTGAACCACACATTCCACATTGGGGGGCCACTGTGCACGCCGTACCGTATGAACTTGCCTTGTCCGTCTGGGTGCCGTCCGGCGCTGCCCGTTCGTGGCTTCCCTGCCCCATGCTGGCCGGGCAAATGACTGACGAACTGATCCAGTCATGCGGAGAGTTGAAGTCGGTCTTCCGGGCACACGGGAAGCTCATTGCCCGGCTTCTGTCGGCTCCGTCAGCGCCCAGGTATGACGGCTTCAGGATCGTTGGCAGGCGCAAGGACACGGGCCTTCTAGTCGCTGCCGTCGAGTGGGTACGGAGTCGGGAGACGAAGGAACTTGTGCCGTTCCCGGTCGTGTGGACGGCGTGCAAGTACGTGCACCCGGAAGATCAACTTTCTGTTGCATAGCCGTTACGGAAGATCGCATTCCGAACGCGTGCCCCATGCAAGCATTGAGGGGCAAGACGTTGAATCACGAACAAGATCAACTCGGGGTCACAGTGCGTAACAAGATCATCTTTCCTGCCTCAATCGTCGCTTCGGTCGCTACGGCGTTCGGCCTGGGCGTGCTCAGCGTGAACAACCCGAACGCCCCTGCCGGAGCTACGCCGTTGCCCGTGCCGACGGAGACTGTGACGGCAGCGCCCGACGTTGCCGCCGACGACGACGCCCAGGACGTTGCCGACGACGTTGCCGTGAAGACCGCTCAGGCGCCCAGCTCGACGCCGACGAAGGCGAAGCACGCGAAGCCGCTGACGGCCCCGGAGAAGGCCACTCAGAAGGCCACGGAGCCGAAGCACGCGAAGCCGACGAAGGCCGGTGCCGCCGGACCCTTCAAGGACGCCCAGGACGACGGCAAGCACCTTGACGACGTCATGAAGTCGGTACTGCCCGGGGTCAGCGTCGGCGTGCACGTGCCCGACGAACTGTTGCCGTTCCCGGGGCCCGGGTACACGGGTGAGCCGACGGCGCCCATGTCCATAGACACCCAGGAAGACGCCGACAACCTGTCATTGGCGTACAACCCTGCCGACGTCGTGTCGGGCCCGAACGTGGTCACGGACCCTGACAAGCCCTGGTTTCACTTCCCGACGTCGCCCGTGACCGAAGCGCCCGTGTCCTCAACTCCCGTTCCCAGCGCGCCCGTTGAGACGACGGAGCCGGTACGGAACACGGGCATGGTCACCGGCACGCGCCCCCGGTTCTTCTAGCCGACTGACGGCAAGTCACCGACTCCCTTACTGGCCTTCAGAAGAGATCACAACTCACTGAAGGAGTACGGGAGTTGGACACGAAGGCCATTGTCAGAACACGTCGGGTGCTGACCGGCGGGCGTTGGTTCCTGATCCTGGGGCTTGTCTTTTACAGCCTCATGACGACGACGCCCTTCGTCAGCGCGCATAGCCACTGGGCATGGTCCGGCTGGGTCCTGGGCCTGATCGTTGACGCTGCCTTCATCATGG